GGATTTAAAAGTTAATACTAAGCTAATGCTCCAGTTCCTGTTAAAGATAAAGAATAAGTTGAGTTTTCCTCTACACCTGCATCAATAGAAAAAGAAGTTATAAAAGCTTCTCCTGTATACGTTTTCTGTGAATTACCAAATGAAACTTCTACGGAAGGTGCTGCTGATAACATTTCTGTTATTATTTCTGTAGTATTTATATCGTTTGATCCTGCGGTTACGAAATCTGTAAATCCATCTCCTGATATTTCCCAAGACTTTAATCCTGCTAATGATTCTGAGAAACCTGCAGATGATTTTGTAGTCGAATCTCGTAATTCTCTTGATATACTTAAACTTGCACTTGTACAATGAAGAATTACATCCGCAGGAGTACTACCTGCTGTTGTGTTTATTTTTATTATTACGTCTGTTGCGTTTACTATAGCCATTTTGTTGTGTTTTAGTTGTTAGTTGTTAGTTCTTGATTATTAAACAGTTAAAAAATATTTCCTTATAATAAACTTCTGCCGAATTGTGATATTCATCACTTAACGAACTAAAGTTAAATTTAGCAGTATAAGATACAGACTCTTCAGTATAAGTTACTGAATATAAATCTAAAGCACCTACAACTGCTTTTGCTTGATTATATGTAGTTATATAAGATTCTGCAAAACAAGATATTCTTATAACTACGTTACACGATTTTAAAGAATTACCTTTCGATATAAAATTACTTACATCGTCAATGTTATATATAGTAGCAGGATAACTTGTAGTCTGATTTATAATAACAGGAAAGACTTTGTTATTGCCGTTATTAGCATCTGATGCGATAAAACGAGAATCTCCGTTTAACCTTGCTTGTATTTTTTGTCCTATTACTGCAAACATATCTATCTAAGTCCTGATTTCTTAATCATTTTTTCAAGTAATTTATTCAAATCCTTTTTTACTCTTGCTTGTATTATAGATTCCATTTGTATAGCAGTTTCTTTAAATACGTTTTTTCTAGGTCTTTGTTTTGCGTTACCTAAGATTTGCATCTCAGCTAAATTGTAACTATTCTTTCCTTTAACCCTTATTGGTGTAGTCCTTTTTTTCATTGGTCCTACAAATATTCCAGGCTCTCTAGAATTACGAGCAGTTGTAATACCTATTGTTTTCCAAGTAGGCGTTCTTCCTTGTTTACGAGTTCCTTTAAACCTGTTAAATTCTTTTTTATAAGCTCTTTGCATCCTTCTTGCAAGTAAGTTACCTGCGGGACGAAGTGCTTTATTTATTTCTGTTCTAGAATCTCTAGCTGATAAACCTAAAGCTTTAAACTTTGCTTTAATAGCTTGTACTCCTTTGACTCTTATTGCGTTAGATTTACTCAAATCTTAACTTATTGAGGTGTTAATATCTAATTTAACATATAACTCAATGTATTCTTTTCGAGGGTCTATAATATAACTTAATAATTCATATTCCTCGTTAGTACTATCGTCTACTATTTTAAAAGTAGGGTTTATGTTGGTAGCTATCTGTGCCGTATATCTTATTTGAATGAAAAACAAACCATAAGATTGTAATTGGTCACCTTCAAACTTTTCATTTATATTTCGTAATGAAGTAATTTTTTTAATTCCCCAAACCGTTGTAAGGGTAGGAAAAGATGACTCTACTCTTTCACCAAAAGTATTAGTATTAATTAATGGGTATTTTAATTTTAACCTTATGTTAAAGTCCCCTGCTTTTATGTTAGATATAAAACCCATAGACTATAGATAACATTTATAAGGTTGTAATAGTATCTCAGAAGCCATTGGAAACGCTCTCTTGCGGTCTTCTCTGAAATAGTACATATCGGCTACAATTAATTTAATAGCTTGTTTAATGGATACAGGTATATCTGCAGGTGCATCTCCAATTCCAGTTTTAAATTGAAAGTAAAAAATACCATCTTCTGATCCTGTCAATTCACTCTCATTAATAGCATTACTAGGCTTAGAGTTCATTTTAACCTGACAAGGGTTTAAGTTTTTATTTGAAGACCAATTATCATCTGAAAATAAAGTATAAGTTGATCCTACCGAAGCTAAATAACGTAATCCATCGTGCGTTGATGCGTTACCAGTTAAAGTAAATTTGCAATCGGGGTAATATAAGCTAAAATTACTTGGTAAAGCGTTAAACCACAATTTGTATTGAGTCGTAATAAAATGTCTATTACAATAGTTTTCAGCCATTATTGTAGCGGCAGCAATATAAGCAACTAATAAAGCATCTTCTGTGGTAGTATCTATTCTTAGTTGATTTTTAATCTCGTTTGTTGTAACAACTTGAATGAAATCAGAATTTAAAGAAATTCGCTCTAAGTTACCATAAGTATTTCTACTAGGATTAAGGTATTCGTAGTTGCTAAAATCAAACATATAAGTTGTCTTCTGTATTAGTTTTAAGTAAAAAGAAAAGGGAAAGGGTTTTACCCCTCTCGCCTTTAATTAATTGTAATCTATTACGCTCCTGCTACACATTTAACAGCAGCTTCTTTGTTTGCTGTTTGAGAAATCAAACCATCAAGAAGAGTTGACATAATTAATCTAGTACCACCGTTAAGTGCTTGAGAGTAAGGGTCTACCAACATATCAAGTCCACCAAACATTGCAAGGTGTACTTTTTCCATATCTAGAATTAAAGCTCTTGCTCTAGTGTCATTAGCACCTTTACCTACATTAGAAGATAAAAGATAAGGAATGTTAAGTACGGTTTTATCAACTAAATTGATGTTACCTGCGTTAATACCTGAACCTGCTTGACCAGTAATTTGAGTAACTAAATCTGCATAAGCATCTCCGTTCATTAACAACTTGATAGATGACTTATTTACGTCATTACCTTGACTTAACATTAAGTTGAACATCTCTTGTACACGAGCTAAAGCAAGTGAAGAAGTCCAAGTAGCAGTAGCCGCTACACCATCTAAAAATATTGAAGTAGGTCCTGTAACATCAGCTACATTTAATAAGTTTGCTTCAAATTGAGACATAATCGCTGTAGCAAAGTTTCTTCTGAAAGCAGCTTCTATAGAAGAGTTTTGAGATATAGCAGCGTTAGAGACATTAGTCGAAGCTATAATCGTGTTAGGAGTTAATTCACCACCACCGATAGTACCTGCGGGAGTATTAGTACCTGAATCTTCAGCTTGGAAAGAAGCTGTTACACCTGCAATAATTGGCACTTTTTGAGAAGCACTTAATCCTGTGTACATATTAGCACCTGCACCTACTAAAACAGAAGCAGCGAACATATCATCAGTAAATGAACGAACATCAGAAGGAGAAGCAGAAGCTGTTAATCCTGTGTTATTAGCACGAGTTTCTAAAGCCGAGTAAGGAATTGCAACACCTCTAAAGTTTTGAGATGGGTTCTCCATTCTAGCTTCCTGGTCTAATTCTTTGATAAGACCTTCAACACGACCTGATTTTGCTGCTTTAAAAGCATCTACAAAAGAGAATCCACGAAGTTCTTTAGACTGTGAAACATCTTGAGTTCCAAAAGAAACAGGATTAGACGCTACCTCTGCGTTTAATTTTTCTTGACGTTCTACAACTTCAATGTCTTTAGCCATCTTGTCGATGCTAGTCATCATTCCATCGTAAGATACTTGCTCGTCTGCACTAAAGTCACGAGATTCGTTTTTAGCCAAAGTAAGTAGGTCGTTTGCTTTTTCAATAGCTACACCTCTGTCTTGGCGAATTTCAATCGAATTTTTCATATTCGTTTTTTTAAGTTTAATTCGTTAGTTAATAAATTTAATTTTGAATCGTCAAATGACTCTTCACTATTTTGCTCCACCAATTCTGTTGGGACTTCTTCTTTTTCAAAAGCCTCTTTAGAACGAAGTGCAACATCGGTATTAGCGTAAGCTCCTACCCCTACAATAGAAACATCAACTAATCGACCAATCTGATTGATTTGTCTACGAGTCGTATCTCCGTCTTTACTCCAATCATCATCAGTCACAGTAAATGCAAATGAAGATTCATAAAGCAAACCTCTTTTCATAAGTTCTGCTACATCTCTACCAGTTGTTGTGTCAGGTAAAGTAGCACTATATTTTAACCCTCGTTCATCTATTGATAAATCTAAAGTACCACCAATATTTCTATCCAACATTAAGTTAGGATCGTGATTGAAAGTTAAAATTACGTTATCTTCTAATCTACCATCGAATGCTCGTGTAGATATTGTTTCTCTAAAGCCTAAATCTCTACTATCAGTATCAAATAAAGCTGCGTAACCACTTACTCTAGTTTCTTTTGAATCTTCATCCATCCGAATCTCTAGGTTGCCGTTATATATTCTAGTTTCTTTGTTTTCCATAACTATATAGATTCTTTAGTATTAGTTCTAATTAATTCCATAGCCTCCGAATTTGTCATTAAGCAATTACTAGGATAGTTCAATTTTGAACCTAATTCTAACAAGGTGGAAACTTCACCACCTAACCAAGAGCAATCTAGTTCAATCACATAATATT